CCGCCCTTTTAATATATATTCTAAAATTCTCGACTTATGAGAATGATAGGTTACCAGCATTAACACCAATTTTTGCTAGGTAGTCAGCCGCGTTACCAAGAGATGAAGCTTGGTTGTTTAGCTCTACATAACCGTATCTTGTCATGAAAGATACTGTTGGTTCGAATGTTGCTGGATCAAGTACTGTACCTGATGACATTAGTGGGATGTATGGACAATAGAATGCCGCCGCATCAATCTCACCGTCGCCTTTGTAACCTACTAGTACTGGGCTATCGTCTGCCGCGTACTGGTCAACAAACACTCTCATAGTACCGTTTAATGTACCTACGAATTTAGTGTTAGTTGGTGCTTCAAAAGGACCTTCAGTTGTTCTTGCGAACGCTGAAGTTGTCGCTGATTGTAGTACTGTTAACATTGTTGGTGAAACAACAACGTAGTTACCTGCGCCACGTCTTGTACGTGTAGCAATTAGGTTAGCCGCTCTGTTAATTAGAACTGCTAACGCCGCGTGTTGGTCTCCAACGAAAGTTGCTTGACCTGATACACCTGCTTGGTCGTATGTATCTGTTGCCGCGCCTGCTAAAGTACGTAGTGAAGTTAGAACTTCTTGGTCAATCTCAGCAGTAATTTCTTGGGCTAAAGCCTGCATAATTTCTGCTTCAACATCTAGACCATGCATTGAATTAGCATCTTGTGCCGCTTCAAATGTCCAACGTGCTGATAGTTTACGTGTTTTTGCTTCTACAGTTTGTTTCAATACTTGGATTGAAAGTTTACGACCTGCTTCTGCTTCTAGTGAAGAAGTTGAAGTTGGACCGCCTGTTGATGCGTCACCTGAGTAACCTTTTGCAATAGCAAATGGTGATAGTGCTTCGTCTCCAGCCGCTACGCCTGCCGCTGTTTGACCATATCTTACTCTTAATGTGTGAATTTGTCCTACTGGACCTGTCATAGGTTGTACACCTACTAGTTCGTTTGCGATAACTGTTGGCATCACACGACGGATAACTGGTAGAATCACTTTGTTAAGTGAAGCAACGTTACCGGCCATTGTAGTACCAGAATTAGCTGATTCTGCAAGATAGTTCTTTGTGTTTTCAAGAACTGATTCCATTACAACTTTTTTGTTACCTTCTAAGCCATCTGTTAGGGCGCCTTTTGTAGCATCCCAATTTTCAAATAGATTCTGTGTCATTTGGAACTCTCCTTATTAATTTGATATTCCTGCTAACTTTTTAAGGTTAATAATTTCGGCTTCACTTTCAGTAGACTGCGTGTGTGCCTTGTTACCTGTAATCACAGTCTTCTGCGATTCCGTTATTGTTTGTGATCTCTTAACTGTAGCACTCTCATTTAATACTGTTGGTAAGTATTTGTTAAATTGTGCCTTTAACTTGCCTGTGTCAGTTGACTCAAGTAAGTTTGTCATTAGTTCACGTTTGTCTTTTGATAGAGGTCCCATAAGGTCAGTTAGCACCGCCTCACGTTCACGACTCTCGTTAATTCTAGCAATCTTCGTATTCGCTTCCTTAACCTTTGTCTCTCTGTCAGCAATTTGTTCTTCAGAAGCTTCTACTTTCGCTTTAGCTTCAGTAAGTTCTTTTGAAAGTTTTGAAATATGTGTTCCTTCTGCTAAATGTGAACCCATAAATTCAGCCGCAAATGTTTCAAATAGTTTTCTTCCAAACATATTTTCTTTTGCAGTTTTAATATCTTCTTTTAATGTACCAAGTTCTGTTGTTAAAGTATTTTCAACAATACCTGCTAGTTTAGAAGAAGCCTTATCTACGAATTCAGTCTTAGCTTTTGCAATTATTTCTTTACCTTCTTTGACAAGTCTAACTTTTTGTTCAATTAAGTCTTTCTTGTCTTTATGGAATTCATTAAGTTCTGAAGTAAGTTGTTCCATAACAAAATCTTCAAGTTTTTCAAAGTTGCCTTCTTGAACTTGTCTATCATTACGTAACTCAGCGATTTCTTTTTTCAAAGTTTCCATAACGAACTTATCTAAAAGTGTTGCGTGTTCAGCTATTTTTCTTTTGTACTCAACTTGAGCTTTAACTGCCGCTTGTTTGTCCGCTTTAAATTCTACTAACTCTGATTTAATCGTATCTGATACCATTGCATCTAGTGCTTCCACCATTTGCGTCTTATCAGTCTCGTATCTGTTAGCGAATTCTTCACGAAGCTCTGCAGTTAACTCTTCACGAGCTTCTTGTAGCTTAGATTCCCACGCCTCTGAAAGTGTATTTCTCACTTCCTCTGATATAACTTCTGAACCTAGGAGTTGTTCTATTGCATTTTTAGCCATTACTTGCTCCTAATATCTAGTTTTTCAATGAACTTTTGTACTTCCTTCTGAAAGTACTGTTCAGCTATTTTATCGTTGTTTACTGCGGATGCAACATCCATTAGTACATTGCCTCGCTTACCATTCATTATTTGTTCATATAATGGGTCTGGATAAGCGTCTGGTGCACTTGGGTTTGCAACAATATCAACTGTTTGAATTTCAAAATCGCTAACATTGCCGCTATCAGTTACATTACCACTGCCTCTTGATGAAACACCAAGTTTAACTCCATTATCTAATAGGGTTTTACAAATATTTCCCATCGGAGTAGGCAACAGTTTTAAACGACCATAACCGTCTTGACCATCCATCCACATTTTCTCAATCATGTGTGACACACGGTCTAAATTTACTTGCAAATCATCTGGATGATCTGCTTCACCTAAAATTGAAAATCCACCTTCTATTTTTTCTTGTATGCTTTTTACAGCTTTTGAAATTTCTGAAACTGGATAAACTCTTTGATTTTGATTACGTTTTTCACCTTGTACAAAAATACCTTGCATGAATAAGTTCTTACCATCCTGAGAAGTCTCAGTGATGATCTGAGCTTGATCATACGATAGATTTTCTTTTAATGTACTTGCTTTTAACATAATTATTCAGCCTTGCCTTTTTTCTCAGCGCCGTGACCTGTTCCTTGTGGACTTAATTTAGCACCATCACCTGGATGTGTTACACCCATGTCTTTTGGAGCATCAACTAAACCTTTTTTAGATCCTTCTGAACTTTTCTTTGACATATCAACTGCTTTACCGCCCATATCATTTTTACCTGCTACTGGAGATGATTTACCATCATCGCCTGCTGGCATATCTTTTGGGTGCATTCCGTCTTTGCCTACTTTTTTAAGTTCAGCCGCTTCTTCTAGATTTTCTTCTGCGTCAGCATCATCTTTAGCTTCTTCTACTTTATCTTCATCAGCATCATCTGCTTTTGCTTCTAAAGTTGGTTCTGCTACAGCTTCATATGCGCCTGCCATTACTTCTTCTTCACCGGCTGGCATATCTTCTGGTGCTTCTTCTTCTGAATCTCCCATGATTTTGGCAAATTCTGTTTTAAGATCTGCTAGTGCGTCTTCGACATTTACTAACTTATCTTGAATTTCTTCATGTTCACCTTCGTGATCGTCTGTTTCACCGTCACCGTCGAAGTCTACATCGTCACCGTCTTTTGGCTCTTCATCTGATAATTCCATTTCAGCTTCTGGTTCTGACATATCTGGAGCTTCGTCGCTCTTCTCATCTTCACCATACATTTCTTCTGCTTCAATTTCGTCATCATCTTCTTCGATGTCATCAATAAAGTCGTCAGCTTTGTCTCCGCCTAAACCTTCATCAACTGTTTCTTCTTCAGCAACCTCATCTTCAATGATTTCGTCTTGTTCGACTAAGTCATTCCAGATTTCACGAGCTTTTTCTACGAATGCTTCATGTAATTGGTCAGCGGCTTTAGCCTCTTCACCATTCACTAGGCTTTCGATTACTTTAATATAACGTTCGCGAGTACTCATAGCATTTTCTCCTTTATCGAGGTTATTACATATATATTTAAGACTTCTTGCCTAAAACCAATATATAATACGTAAAAAACCGCGGTTTTGAAACCGCAGTCAATTTAGTTAGTTAAATCTGTTGTATTTTGCCATTAAAGGATTATATAATGGCTATTCTTTAGGGGCCGCACTATATTGTAACTGAACATCTTCTAGTTTATCTTTGTGTTCAGCACGTGCTAATTCTCTTCTGTTTCTCATTTTATTAAGATGTCTAAGTGTTAGTTTAGGTCTACGTGTATCATCTAGATCCCATTGGTTAGACTTATCATCTTCTGCATTTTGAGCTAATTCATTAAATCTCATCACCAGTTCCTATTCCATCATCATTTAAATCAGGTGTATCAACATCTGCTCCACCAGCATCATCTCCTGGCTCTGCATTTTCTGCATCTACATCAGTTGGTTCAAAACTTTCAACATCACTGTTCCTAATACCTAATCCTCCTAGATAACCTGTTGCACTACTAGCAGGTTGATTACCTGCTTGATTTTCTTC